CTTTTTGAAAAAGAAGTTCTTGCTTGGGCTGATAAAGACAAAGGAGTCAAACGAACTAATATGAATGGTTGGCATAGTCAAACTAATATGCATCAAATACCTGTGTTTAAACCATTAGTAGATGAATTATTTAAAATGCAGATGGAAGTATTTCAAGAAGAATGGTTAGATAGTGAACCTGTTTTTGGAAATATGTGGGCTAACATAAATCCTCCAGGTGGATACAACAGACCACACTTACATCCTAACAGTCATTACAGTGGTGTATATTATATTAAGGCACCTAAAAACTCTGGACAAATAGTATTTAATGAACCACGATCTGCAGCACATATGGTTATGCCAAGAAAAAAAGAAGGAACACCTCCTTCACATTTATGGAGAGAGGTTCGAGTTGATCCGTTAGAAGGTAGAATAATTATATTTCCTGCATGGCTTTGGCATTGTGTTGAACCAAATTTAAGCAAGGAGATAAGAATATCAGTATCATTTAATTTTTTACAGAAAGGATTTAATGTTTAGAAATCAAAAATATCAAGTAATAAAGAATGCTGTATCATACGATCTAGCTAATTTTATATTAAACTATTTTTTACTTAAAAGAGATGCGGTAGGTTTTATGTATAAACATAACATACACTCACAGTCACCTATACTTGGAACATGGACCGATGAACAGATACCCAATACTTATTCATGTTATGCTGATTTTGTTATGGAAACCCTTATGGTTAAGATGTTACCAGTAATGAAAAAAC